GACATCGTGAACCGCTTGCGGACGAACCGCGAGTGCCTTGCCCCGTGCCTAATGGACGAAGCCGCCGATGAAATTGTGCGCCTTGAGCGCGTCGTGCTGAACCTGATTGCGGAGCGCGACGAGGCGCGGCGGGAAATCGCTCATCGCGTGTTCGTTTCGGGCGGCTTGCTCCCAGCGGAGTTTGCGGAATCTCGCGGCTGGGACTGCTTCAAGGAGGACGGCAAGTGAAACGGTTTATTGTTGAAGATCACCCCGATGCGGAAGCCGACCCATTCGTGCTGCTGGTGGTCGCCGCAATCAAGGCGATGAACAAGCAGCAACGGAACGAGTTGGCGCAGCACCTAGACCGCGCCGAAATGGAGGAAAACAAGTGAGCAAGGATCACGACATAGTGAAGAACACGCAAGTGATGAACATTACAGAAATTGCCAAAGGACTAGAACTGCTACGACGTTTAGGACAGTTAGAACGGGAAACTGCAACTGTAAAAACAGAACTCGCAGACCAACGCGCGCAAACGTATATAAAAACGCGCGAAAAGATCAAAAGCCTGTCGGAGAGATTGCAAATCGCTTACGCCCGTATCAAGACTCTTACGACCGAACGTGATGAGGCGCGGCGTATGTATTGCAACGAGGCAAGCGATTTTGAGCATTATCGCAGAGATGATCCACCCGAAAACGGTGCGCCCGAGGACTACGCAAGGAACCTGTATTGGGATTGCTTCAAGCAAGACAACTGGCCGTCCACGAAGGACAGATCGGAACCCGATGCCGAACCGCAAAGCCCCGAAGCCTAAAGCCAAGCCCAAGACCCCGCCCCAGCCCCGCGACGTTGGGAAGGAACTGGAGCGGTACGCGCTCATGCTTGCAATCATGCAACTCACGACCGAGCAAATCAGAAAGGCCACCCCGTGAACCTGTACGCCATCTCATCCGAAATGCAGGCGGTCATCGACGCGATGCTGGAGGGCGGCGCAGACTCCCCCGAAGCAATGGCCGCGCTGGACGAACACCTGAAGGGACTGGACACCGCCCTAGAGGAGAAGGCGGAACGCTATGCCGCCGTCATCCTTGAACTGAAGGCACGCGCCGAAGCACGCGCACGCGAAGCCGACCGCATCCGCACCCTTGCCAGCATCGACAACAAGGTGATGGAACAACTGGCCGACCGCCTGAAGGAAGCCATGTCCGCCACAGGCCGCACCCGGATCGACGGTGCCACCGTGCGCCTTTCCGTGGTTCGCAACGGGGGCAAGATCCCCCTGCGCGTCGATGTCGAAGCCGACCAACTGCCCGCACGCTTCCAGCGCGTCGTGTCCGTCACGACCGCCAACAACGATGCCATCCGCGAGGCGTTGGAGGCAGGCGAATCCATCCCCGGTTGCGCGCTGCTGGAGCGTGGAACCCGCCTTGCCATCCGGTAGACTCATCAGCAATTCGTGCGTGGCCCATCCCCACGCAGTCTCCCGCCCGCCGCGTGGACCCCATGAAGGGGAAACCCCGGCGGGCGGTTTATTTGACCCTCAAATAAATCTGCGAAATCTGTCAGAAATACCCCCCCACCCCCTTGCACCCCGGCATGGCGGGGGTATAGTACGGGTGTTGAGCAGGTCGCTCAACCCGCAGCCCCCGGATGGGGCCACAGGAGACAGCAATGGACAGCACGACCGAACTCCGTAACGCGATGATCGAAGCCTTCCGCAACGCGCTCAACAACATCAAGGTTGAGTACCGCAAGACGGTGGATCTGAAGAACTTCGACGAAAAGTGCCGCGTGTGGCGCAACTGCGAATTGCGGATGCTCGGGATGATTGAACTCGCTCACGCGCAGGGGATCACTTGCTACACGCACGGCTCCAAGAAGAGTGTTTGGAGCATTTACAACGAGGAATCCACCAACATGGTGAAGCGGTTCGACCGCGCATATAACGCTCGTCAAAAGAAGTCGGCAGTTTGAAATCCCCTACGCCTCAAGATACGCGCGACGGAACAACTTGCACCCCCGCGCGACGGGGGTATACTGAACGCATGAGACACCCCATTGAATCGCCGCATGATGTGCGGACGGCGATCCTCGCCGCCCTGCACGAACAGGGACGCACCCGGTACGCATTCGCCAAAGACTGCGCCACCGCGAACCTGTGCCAGCACAAGACCGTGGACAGCATCCTGACCAACCCGGAAGCCCTGTCCGCGACCATCCCCACCCTGCCGACCGCCATCACCCTGCTGCACCACGCCGGGTATGAACTGGTCGCCGTGCCACGCAAGGGACCACGCTGAAAGACGTTGCTACGATGGAGTGCGACATGACCGACCACGCAAACACAGGGGGGATGGAGGGGGTTTCGGATGAACCGCCCACCCGCAAGGCGGTACGGCGGCACCTGAACGTCATCGAACAGGCGGTCTACGGCGGTTGGGAACTGCCCGACCACGCATCCAAGACCATCCCGCAGACCCTTCAGGGCATCCTTGATGACCCCAACGCATCGGTGCGGGACCGCATCCGGGCATCAGAATGCATGATGGCCCTGCGCCGGGATCGGCTGGACGCAGCCGTGCAACTGGACCGCATTCAACGGCTGGACGCAGGCACCGCCACCGACCGCGTGGAGGTGGTGGAAGGCATCACCGATGCCACCCTGAACGCCGTCGCGCAATCGCTTGTCGCACCCGCCAAGTCCGCCCCCAAGCCGTGCCGAAGCCCAAAGCGCAAGCGCAAGCCCTGACCCGCCAACAGGCGGTCGAAGCCGCCCGTGAGAACCCGGCGGCGTTCGTGGCTTTGAGCATCGGGAAGCCCGTAAGCGCGCTCCAGCGCGAGATGCTGCACCACGCGCTTGTCCACCTTGACTGGTACGCCGAAATCCCACGCGGCCACGCCAAGACCAGCACCTACGCCTATCTCGTCGCATGGTGGTTGGGTGTCCGACCCGATGCCCGGTTCAAGATCGTTTCACAGAACGATGAAACGGCATCGGCTACCAGTCGGTTCATCCGCGACATCATCCGCAGCCGACCGTACCAAGCCGTGTTCCCGAACGTCACCCTGAAGCCGGGTGAGGACACCGTGACGGCATGGAGCATCGTTTCGCCGGGACTAGGGCCGCGTCGTGACCCCTCCGTGCAGGCTTCCGGCGTGTTCGGTCGAACGGGTGGACGCGCAGACGTAATTTGGTTCGATGACTTGTGCGACCTACGGAACTCCGTGTTGCAGCCCGCCCTGCGCGAGCAGGTGAAGGAAGCCGTATCCAACGTGTGGCTCCCGATGCTGGACCCGTCCGGGCCGCACCCCAGCCGGGTATGGCGCAGCGCAACCCCCTTCCATGTCGATGACCTGACAGCCGACTGGCGCAAGGAATGCGAAGGCAACGGCACCCTGCTTCGCCGCCCGTGCATGGGACTGCAAAGCCCGTGGCCGGAAGTATTTACGCCTGACCTACTCGCCAAACGTCGCAGCGCGATGGGGCCGATGGGCTACGCCCGCGCTTACGAACTGGTCCCCCTGTCCAGCGACCTACTGGTATTCCGCCCTGAATGGGTGCGGTACTACGACCCGGCAAAGATTCCTGCCGTGACCCGAACCATCGCCGCGATTGACTGGGGCTACGGAAAGAAGGCGCAGGAACGGGATGACCCCGACTACAGCGTGTGCATCGTGGGGGAAGTGGACTTCCAGCGCAACCTGTACCTGACCGACATTCTGCGTGTCCGCGAAGCGTTCCCGGTGTTCGCAAAGCAGGCCGCGTCCCTGCTCTCCCGCCGTGGCGCGTCTGTGGTACTGGCCGAAGCCAACGGGCCGCAGAAGGGCATCTTCGATTCCTTCCGCGACATCACCACGCAGCCCATGCTGGCCGTGGAGCGATCCAGCGACAAGCATCTACGCGCAGCGGGGGCGCAGCCGTTCGTGGAGCAGGGCAAATTGCTGTTCCCGCAATCGGGCGATGGCAGGGTGTTGCCCGCCTTCCAACCCGTCATGGACGAAATGATGGCGTTCCCGGCAGGCTCCCACGATGACACCGTGGACGTAGTGGTAGACCTGTGCGGGGAAGCCGTGCGCGGCTCGCTGACGGCGACGGAGCGCAACGCAGGCAGAATTGAACGGCTCT